AATCCGTATGTTTTTTGTGGTACAATAATTCTTTTTGTCACATTATTTAATGTACCAGATACCACACTACCATCACTGATAGCCAAACCATCTAGTTGTTGTGTATCAACTCTAGGTTGAAATTCCTGTATTAGTGTATCATCGAATGTATAGTTTAAAAATCTAATTTGACTTACTCTATGATCACCAGACTCATTTAAGTTAGATACATATACCTTAAATTGCACATATCTGCATGTTATAGGACCATAGGAGGCATCAGAATAGCCGCTTTCATAATAACCTAATGAACTATATAGCTCGCTTAAACTGCCTATTGTGGTAGTGTCTGTGCTTAGGTCTGAGCTTGTCTCACTATATAGTATCTCTACCCTTGCCACACCATCTGCTTGTAAATCAACCAAAGGACGAACACTCTTTACTATACCTAGATCTATTATACCACTATTATATTCTAACTGTACAGGGTCGATTGTCCAATCTCTAAAAATACCCCAAGTTAAGGGCAGATCGGCAAATGTACCTACACCTTTAAAGAAATAAGTAAAAAAATTAGGATCAAATGCACCATTACTTGCCATATTATTCTCCTATTAATGTCCCTGAATATTGAGCGGGAAGTGTTGTAGGTATGTTTATTGTTTGAAACGTAGATACGATTGGGTAAACATTTGTCTCTTTAAAAAACGATAATTTATATCTTACCTGTCTAGCATTATTTGTATTCATGTAAACTCTCCACGGATCATATGCATTATTATAAGTCCATGTGTATTGATTCTCAGCACCTGTTGAACCAAATTCAAAGTTGATGTGAGTTACTGTTGGGTCAATATTACTTATCTTAAAAACAATGTATGTTCCGGTACTATCTTTATAAATGCTATATTCTACTTTTACATTTCCTGCAGGCGGATCAGCTGGTGGATCTGATGGACCACCGGGTAGATTAACATCACCCTCATTTAGTCTCTTTTTCTCTTGTACCTGTGTTATATCCCACATATCATTATCATGTTCTAATAATATTACTTGTACAAGTCCATCAACATCATGTTTTAGATCACTTACCCTAAATAAACTATTTGTTGTGTTATTGTGAGCATAATTAAACATCCAATGGCCGGCGATTGATGGATCACTATCATCACCATAATAACCATGTTTTAACTTGACGACATCACCTATTTGTAATATTGCCAACTCAGGGTCACCCTTGAATGATACCACTTTTCCTTTACGTGATTTCTTTATAACCTTTTCAGCAAATGATTCTACTTGATATTCATCAGTTATCCCTGGTGCTATAAAATCTTTTTTTAACACTTCATTATTATCTGCTGCCAACGCTGTTGGATTTATAACATATATTGTATCTGTCTCATGATTCTTATCTCTGTTTGTGAATGTCACCTGTGCAGTATTAAATTTACTATCTTTACCTTCACCCACCACTGATAAATCACCAACAATATTATCATCATTGATTTCAAATAAGTCTCCTGGACTAGAAACTGAAGTTTCTACAACCAACTTATATTTGCCTTCCTGATATGGCAATAAACCACGACATGCCTGTAATAAAATCTTTGTGTTATTGAATATTGAATCATCAGTTTTTAATAATGTATTACAATCTAATAGAGGTAGGGTGACACCACTTGCAAAATTATATGTAGTTGCCAATAAATCTCTGGCTTCGTTAAATGAAGCAAAGTTTATTCTATTATCATCTAACCCTTTTCCATATCTTGGATTTCTTAAGTAATCTAATAGACAATCAGCAGGGTTGCTTGAATATGATTTTGAGTCTGTGTTATATGTACTAACTGCAGATGTCGTATCTTTTCCACTATAACTTGTTGCAACCTTTTTACCTCTTACGATTGCAACTATATCAGGTACCCCTGCGTATGGATTACTATTTTTTTGATCTTTCAATTCTTGTTCTGTTGCCTTTTTCCATTCAAAGCGACATGCAATATACGCCAAACCACGCAATCTATGACTATTACCCCAACCAGGTGCACCTTTTAATAGTGATGACGCACTTTGATCATCCTTACCCATAAATGCTTGTACTTTTAGTCTGTCTTTGAAACGACCGCTGCTCGGTTCTCTTTCAGTACCGTGTGTTAGTGCACCATTTAATGGTATTTCTTCATCATTGATGTATAATTTTTGCACAGAGTCAATCTCACCTTCACTCATTACCAATGCAACATAAAGATATTCATTTCTACCACTTCCGTTATTAGATATAAACACTCTATATCCACCAACTTTTCTTTCACCATAAATCACAGGAATGCTACCAGCACTACTTTGTTTATTGACTAATATACCCTGTTGTGCACTATCATAAGCATCTGCGCTGTCATAGCTTGGAATATCAGGAGTAAACAAACCACCTAATATTTTTCCTATAGCTTGAAATGGACTTAATATTATTCCAATAGCTTTTTTGACAGCCTTTTTTGCTCTCTTGAAAAATCTTTTTACTTTTTTGTGGAAGAAACTCCTTATGCCAGTGTCCTGCCATATATCACCTGCACCACCATGTTTTTTAAGTAGTTTCTCTTCTTGCTCATTGATGTATACAATATATTCTCCAGGAGGAGATTGTTTGTTTAACCACCATTTAGCGAGTTTGTTAAATTGTTTTCTTATCCACTTCATTACTCTTGACCCCATTTGATATCTCTCACCATAGAACTTGCAAAGTCCATGCCTTTATCATCGGTAAATTTTGATGTATTACTATAATATGTTGTATTTTGTTGTGAATTAGGATTTGTCTTTCTTCCATTGGTCTGCAGGAAGTTTGCATAATGTGATGCAATAGTTAAACTTATCGATGATGATTTATCAGTTTCTTTTATAGCATATGATTCTATATTACCATCAAAGAATAGATATGGACTACCACTCTCAAATGCCCCATCATCATCTATGAATGCCCTATATATGACTACACGCTTGTTTACAACATCAGTATTAAGAAATAATTCTACATCAGTTGCATCATGCGCACTGATTTGTATAGAAATCTTTCCTACTTGTAATTTACTACTCTCATCGACAGCACTCATACCGATGACTGCTAAACTTGTGCCATATGTCTCGCTGCTACCGCGTGTTGTACTTGTATATGTTAAATCAGTACCAAAATCTGTACAGAATTGTGGTGTGTCAAAATAAAATTCGTATAAATGTCCTATTGTGATAGCGTTTTGTTGTATAACACCACTACCATCATTAGCCCATAAATTGGAATTGCCTGAAATATTTGTACGACTCATTTAATCCTCTTCTACATCAAACTCAAATCTGAATAATCTCTCATGATCTGTATCAAATCGAATTACATCACCTGTTTGTCTTACCGTAAAATATACTTCACGATTTCCACCATCACTTACGCTAGTAGTAGAACTCAATGCTGTTTTTAGACCTGGCTCGATTGATATCGTTTGTGTAGGAGAAGCATTTGTAAATGATTCATTACCACTTGTTATTTGATATACTTTATCGTGATTAGAAAAACGTATAAAGTCACCTGTTCTCATTGCTCTTGCAGCACTATCGGATTGTGTACTCATTGACAATGATATACCAGTTCTTGTACCAACTGCATGACTTCCGCTTGTGAATGTAGTGCCATCATCAGGTGATTTTACAGCTGTTGTTTGTATTCTGTTGATAAATGGTAAAGATATTGTGAATGTTGAATAACCACCTCTTTTACTTATCAAAAACGCCGATACTTTTTGCCATTGTTCATGTGTCAAGGCAGGTAATACTATCTTAAACTTCCAATGATGACCACCAAATTGACGCACAAATGTTCTACCACTAATTGATGAATTACGTATTGTAGGAACATCACTGCTAAATTCAACTGCTTGTGGTTCTACACCAGCTGGTAATATTGCATTAAAATCTGCTGCCATTATGCTATTGCCCTTCTGCCATCGTTCGTAACGGCTTCATTTACAATATTTACTATCAGATCACGCTGCTCTCCCATAGCATCTGCGAAACTTGCAGAATCAATTGCATTTACAGTAAAATTGATAGTGACTTCTTTTGAATCCATACCACCGCTTCTACCTAATTGATCATTAGGTATTATTGTACCGCTTTGATTAGGCACAAATAATTCTGGACCTTTTTCACCCACAATACCCGGTTGATTTTTACCTATATTACCACCATCTGCGAAGAATGGTATAGGGAATGGTAAAAAGAATGATGCAGCTTTTTTCAATGCAAACACAATTGCTTGTTTAGCTGCAATACGTACTAGATCTTGTATAACACTATTTGCAAATTGTTTAAAGTTAAATTTACCTGTCATTGCAAATGTAGTTATTGCATCAGTCATATAACCAAATGCACGCTGACCAGCATCACTTAATTGTTCCATTACATTTGATTGTCTTTCCATTTCTGAAATAAAACCATCAGTATAACTTTTTAATGCTGTTGTTTGATTTTCTCTAAATTGTTTTTCTGCTTCAGCAACCTTTTGTTGAAAGTCTAATTTTCTCTTATTCAATTGTGTCTGTATGAATAATTGTTTTTTAGCTTCTTTTTCTTCAGCTTTTGTCACTATTTCTTGGAAATACTTTTTACGCATTGCCATTTTTTCAGCTTCTTTTATTTGCTCCTGATTAAATGCTTCTATAGCTTCAGTTTCCAACTTTTTAAAGTACAATTTATTATTGTAGATTTTTTGATTAATTTTTTCTAGTTGTTTTTGTAATTCTACATTTGCAGCTTGTTCTTTTGCAATCTCTTCAGCTTTTCTTTCACCCAACACCATAATTGGATCTACATAACTTAGACCTTCTTGTATTGCTGCAGTTTTTGCTGTCTCTTCATTTAGTTGTTTGTAATATTCTGTTAAAGCTTGTACAAGTGGTCCTGCTTTTTCAAATTCTTCTGCTGTGACTTCACCAAAATCACCCATTGATAGGACAATTTCTTCATTATCACCAATAATACTTTTGCCTGCTTCTTCTACACTTTTACGTATTTTTTCATTACTCTCAGCAATCTCTTTTGCATTTTGTCGTAGTGATTCTGCATATTCATCCATTCCCAATTTGTCAACCAGTTTTGCAAGTGTTTCTTTGCCTTTTACAAAGTAATCCATTAAGTCTGCAAATAATAATTTGATTTTATTAAATGATGCAGCAATAGTTAATACTAATAATTTACCTTTGATACCCAACAATAAGAAACCAATAACACCTACACTTTTGATAACACCCGGCAAACTATTGACCATGTCAAATAAACCTTTGATTGCATTAGCTGCCATTTTAACTAATGGTGTAATCATATCACCAAATTTAGCTAAACCAATTGTAGCTGCTTGAAATGCATCAACTAGTTTTTGACCCATTTGTGCACCAGCTTGTTCTATGCTACCAAATTTACTTTGTAGATAATCATCTAATGATTTTACTAGTGATTTAATAAAGTTAAATGGACCTGCATCCATTAATGCTTTTTGAAAACGTAGTGTTTTATCTGAAAGTTGTGAAAGGACACCAGTAAGTGTCTGTGCCATATCACCACTAGCACCCTTAATGGTTGTAGTACCATCTCTAAATGCTGCAGTAATAATTTCTTTAGTTTGTTCTGCTGTATATCTGGTTCCCTCTTGAAAACCTAATAGTGATTTAATACCTTTTTCTCTGAATATATCAGCAGCTGCAATACCACCACTAAATGCTCTTTGTATCTGTTCTGCAGTGGTTTTAAAATCTAATCCGGTTGCGGCGGCAATATCACCGGTTAAAGCTAATACTTCATTTAATTCATCAGTTCCATCTACAACTGTCAAAAGGTTAGGTGCGGCGTTTGCAATATCTCGTAATTCAAATGGTACTTTACCAGCGAATTCGTTTAATGTTTCAAACGCAGCTGCACCCTCTTTTGCTGACCCAGTTAAGAATTTAAGTTGGACTTCTAAGTTTTCTAGTTGTACGGCGGTATCTAGGAAACCTTTTGCTAATTTAAATGTACCTAATGCACCAACAGCGGCAACAATGGCTGTTTGTAGACGAGAAAATCCTTTGCTAGTAGTTGATGTATTTCTATCTATATTTTGTAGATTTTTCTGTACAGAACTAAAAGCGGCTTTAGTTTTATCTACGCCTTCTAGGATTATTTGCTCTTTGATTGCCATGTTTTTTAGATTCTCTCTTTTCCTCTGCTTGCTTCACTTGAAAATATGCTATCCAAGTTTTAAATTCTATCAGGGACATTTTCTGAACGTCTGATATCGTGCATTTTAGATAATCAGCGAGAGAGATCTGCATATATAGATCTCTGTCCCGTTCTAGTTTTTTGCGATATCTTCTATACTATCGCTGTTGGCATTATTTAAAACTCCTGCGATTTTAATGATAACTTGAGGATCTGCTTCATTCATCAGTTCTTCTCTATCTGCTGCTACAAATAGACGTTTACCATTTTCATCGAAAGCTTTTTGAATAATGCTTTCACATAGTGCTTCAGCTGTTTTACCATTTTGCTGAAGTCCCATAATCTTATTCTCAGTTGCTAAACTGGCTGTTGCTTTGTAATAAATGTCAAGATTCCATTCTTCACATCTATATTTTTGTAATTCACCACCGATCTTATTTCTATAATGTTCGGTAGCTGCTGCGATTGCAGACTTCTTTTTAGTTTCTTTATCACTCATCGTGTTATTCTCCTCGTATTGTTCATATAACCTGCCACTTTCCTGACAGTAGGTTTTGTTATTCCACGTTTTGCTTGTTTACTGTGTCCACGTTCTAATTTACCAATGTAGGGAGTTTTATTACTAACCTCGAAACGATTAGTTGTTTTAGATTGTTTCCATTGAGAACGAGCAAAACCCGTATCTTTGGGTGTATTTTGTCGTGCAGCCGAATATGTTTGATCTTTTACTCTGTTGAAGAATACCTCAACTTTTTTTTGAAAGTCAGACAAACTTCTAGAAGCTTTAAATCTAACACCGACTTGCACAACAAAAATCCTATTATGTATTCTGCCAAGCTAAAGCACCAGTTCCTTGAGCACTGATTGAAGCTTCAACCATACCATCAACAGATGTTGTCACTGAAAATGATGTCACAATCACATTACCTGTGTAGTAATATGTAGATGCATCATCATCTTCTGGATATAGTTTAACTGCAACTGCACTTAATGAACTTGCTGCGTCTTGCAAATCAGTCATACCTGTTTCTGTAGCATCATAAAAGATGTCTGCTGTCATAGTCCATGTGTGTGGACCTGCAACATAAGTTCTCGATACTGCTGTGTCAAAATCACCATTCATAGTAGTTGTTTCAATAGTGTCTTGTGTTTGCTCTACTGACCAACTTCTTAGGTTTGCAACATTAGTATTTGAACCACCTTCTGTGATAACACCACCGTGTCCTGAAATTACCGCCATAATTTATTCTCCTTAACTAAGTTTATTCATCCTCTTCATTTAAAAGAGTAGAATCTTCGCTGTTTAAAACATCATATAACTCAGGATCATCTTGTTTCATATCATCCTTTGCTTTATTTTGCTTTACATTCTTTTTTACTGGTTGTGCTTCAACAGGTCCAGATGAAACCACATCTGGTTTGGCATATTGCCAACCCTCTTCAGCGATCAACCGTTTTGCGACAGGGCCAGAAGCATGCTTCTTAACTCCATCTTTTTCTATAAAATACATTGCCATATTATGTTGTACCTCTTATATATTTATACTCCACTCTGTAGTTGATATCAACCCTGCCATAAGGAAATATATTTCCTGGATCAACTGTGACTTGTGTGATGTATGCATTTAACGCATTACCACCACGAGTTCTGTCAGCAGCTAATTTTTCTTCAATAGCTTCAATCATATCATTACGTTGTGTATCTAAATTATCATTTGCAGTTAATGTACTATTTGTACTTCTAACATAACCTGTTATCGTAAAATCTAATTCTGATCTTACCAAACCTGATGTCACTGTACCACGATTTTGTACTTGTGTAATATCTTCTTTTACTTCACTGCCAGTTAAAACTAATATACATGGAAATTGTTGTGCACTTAAATCTGCTATAGATATATTGTTTCGTGACACTAGGGTCACTCCTGGTGATGTTATATCACCTAATTGATTGACTATATTGTTTGCTATGTCTTCTCTAAATGACATTATCTAACCAATCTATTATAATGTACACTTTGTTTCTCAGAATCGATAACTGTACCATCACCATCAAAGTCATATTCAATACCATCTTGTAGTACTAAATCAAACTCTTCTCTAAAACGTGATTTATAATATTGTTCCAACACTGAAAATCTGTCTTCATCAGGACCATGTTGTGTTAGTTGTGCAAAGATATAATATCCTAATGTATGAAATACTGCAGCTCTTACAAATTGTGAATTAGTTAGTTTAGAAGGATCCATTTCAATATCTGCTGTATTAAAATATCTTGTGTTAGGTGAACTCTTGCTTACTCGTGGCCACCATTCAATTCTTAATAAACGTAATATATCATTATACGTTTTTGTGTGCATCGCACTAAAATCTGTTATACCATACTCATCTATTTGAGCTTCGTATTCTTTTAAATTTGAATCTGTTGCAAATGTTGACATGTTTAATCCTTATGTGTTGTAGGGGTCCGAAGACCCCTACTATATAGTTATCTATTACTGAATAGATGAATCAGCTGAGATACCTACACCGTATGAATCGTGTAATTCACCTACGCCGTATACTGCAGTTGCAATAACTTCAGTCGCACGTAATGATTCGTCACGTTCTGTTGTGATTCTGATATCTTGCATCATTGCTAAGCCAAGTGCATCTTTGTGGAAAAGAGCACCGATATAGTCACCAGTTGTACCTGTATCTGCAATGTTTGCAGACTCAAATACTGGAACTCCGCCTAATTGACCTACATAACCAGTTCTTAGTGCTTCGTTAGCTAAATCTGATACATTACCAGATGAACCGAATGTGTTAGTCATAGATTTTTTAAGATCGTATGCCACATTTGGATGTAATACACATGCTAAGTCAGTCATTGGAACTGAGTTTGCTCTTAGAGTTGCAATAGCTTTGAAGATTTCATCTACTGTTAATACTTCAGAACCATCAGATGCTGTTGCATCACCAATTAATGTACCACCGTTTAAAGCACTGAATAATGCTGTTAAATCTAAGTCCATTTTTTTAGCGATTGCTTCACCAAATAATTTACCTAAGTCTCTTACTACGTCAGTTTCACCTGTATTTACAGCTAAATCTGATACAGTAGCCATGATACCTTTTTCAGCAATTGTGATAGTTTTCTGAGAAGTTGCTACTGCAGTGTTAGATAAATCAGTACCTTCAGTTAAATCACCAGCATTGACTGTTGGATAGATTGGTACTTGAATTGTTTTACCACTGTTTGCAGCTACATTGTAATTTCTTACAAGCGGTCTCATTATTGAACGCTCTGATGCTACGAACAGTGCTTCAGCTACGATGTTTGAAATAAAGTTATCAATACCCGCACCTGATGACGATTGATTAGAACCGCCTACGTTTACTGTTAAGTTAGTTGTTGCCATGTTAAATTCTCCTTATAAAATAGCAATTAAATTAAGCCAGACTTTTTACGATATTCTGCATATAGCGCTCTATCGTTGGGGTCTTGCATGTTCAATTTATTAATATCTAACTTTTCACTTGCACCAGCGTCACCTATTTTTGATGTTGAACCGCTTCCTGTCGGAGTGGCACTCACAAAGTGAGGGTTAGCCGTTAAAAATTCATCAACAAGCTCTGATATTGTAAAGTGTTCACCACTATCATTATATCTCACTTGCCCTGTTTTGGGATCAACAATTTCAACATCGCCTGCTTCATTCATCTTAACCTGATCCTTCAACAAGGTAGAAACCTGTTGTGGATTAATGGCTTTTTGACGAGAAGCTGCATCAAGCAATGAACCATCAACCTTAATAGTAGATATCTGATTCATCAATTGGTTAATTTGTGCATCTTTTTTAGATACAGTGTCTTTTAAAACAGTTTCAAATTCACCTTTTGCTTTTAGTTTCTCTTGCTTTTCCCTCTCAGCCTTTGTAGATAATTCATTGTAATACTCCGGATCGATGCCTTCATAACGCTTTTCAAATTTTCTGCGTTCTCGTGCAATTCTATCCGCTACAACTTTATCCAAGTCAGCTTGTGTAAAAGTCTTTTCCTCAATTGTAGTTTCTACAGAATTATCTGCATCAACTGGTTGAGCTTGAGTCTGCTCAGTGTTTGTTGTATTTTCCGATTCACTCATCGTTTAATCCTCCTTATAAGATTTGAGTTATCTCCAATCACGAATGATTGTACTATGTTATTTATTACAGGTGTTCTTGTAAAATTATTTCAAATCCACCTGATACTGCGCTTGTGGCCGAAGCCTTAGCACGCAATTCTATGTCAGTTTTACCCGGTAGGTTAATTGGAATAATATAATTTTTTTCCATAAAACCACCTCTTGTTGTGATGTAGGTTTTGGTATTCCATACATTACCATTATCAACTTCTTTTGTTAATAACTGAATTTCATTTTCTAAATCTTTTGCACTGCCAACATCTAGTTGTACAATATATCCCGTATGATTGCGTGGAATTGTATATATACACATTAGTGTTTGACCATAACCTGCTGCAATTTGTGCTACTGTAGTTGAATCAACTGTGATTTGGATTGTACCTACATTAACATCACCGGTGTTTGCAGTTTTTAATACAGCTCTAAACACTCTGATAAATGTAGTTGTACTTGCACCACCACCAACTGTAATGGTTTCAACTGCCAGATCATAATTTTCATCTAAACCCTGTACTTCAACAGTACTACCATTATCTGCAGATGTATTGTCTGATGTTGCTGTAGCTGTGGTTGCTGTAGATGGATATGCATAAACACCTCCGCCATCCCATACAGTTTCAAATGATGAACCAACTGATGGATTATATCCAAACTTATGTATGCCATCAAAACCTGCAAGCATATTTCTACGTATTGCTATTCCAACTGGCAATTGTACATTATTATCGATTGCCATTATTTTTTACCTCTTTTACGTTTCTTATACATTTTAGCTGCTTTCTTGCCAGCCTTTGTATAACTAAACTTCTTCGTTCCCACTTTCGGCATTTGGTACTCCTTCCGATTGAATTGTTTGCTGATCTTCTTTGACTTTTTCTAATATATCTTCATCAGTAATAAGTGCTTCAGCCAACATAATATCAATCTGTTTTAATAATTCTGGATTCTGTGGCATTGTCTCTTTAGCAGTTCTTAATAATGTCACAGTATTCTCTTTGTCATGTACATTGAAGTTGTCAGGATAATCAATGATACCATCCCAAACTTTATTTTGCCAACGTGCCCACAATCTCCAAATCTGTTCTTCTGCAAGTTCTAGTAAATCTGCCTTTTGACTTAGTCTTGCATTTAATAATTGGAACTCAGTATCGAGTGCTACACCTGACATTTGTTTGGCTGTTGTAGATCTCACCCCACCCATGTTAGCCATTCTATTAATACTGTCCACCTTTTCATTAATGCTGGCTATAATTTGCGCAATGCCAGTCCCTGATGGCTCTAACAAGAATGGTTTCAGGTTGGGGTCCAATTCATCTGGCAAGTCAATGATTGCTCCTGCTCCGGCTGATGCCTGTGTAGAGCTTGTTTTCACAAGACTAGGATGATTGGAAATTCTGATGAGTTGTTCTAACTCACTCAATTCATTGTATATTGCCCTTTGCATATCTGCTATGTCCGCAATATCTGAAACTCCGATTGCTTTTGTTTGACTTCTGCCTGCATACGCAACTGTATATGGAACTATACCTAATTCATTCGGTATAACTTCTAGTATTTCTGGTGTTGCTGAAGCTTTAGTCTTCTTCATTAATGTTGATTCTGTTGGTGTCACCATTCTAAAATATGCAGCTTTATCATCAACTCCATCTAGTAATGTCAATGATTTTAAAGCATAAACACCGTTTGGTTTTCTAAAATATTTCCAATCAATAACATTTTCTGGTGTTATGATTGAAACATAAGGTCGTATCTCTTGTTGTAATTCTTCTGCACGTGTGTTGACAACAGTTTGTGGTTTGTCGACACTTATCCACACATGACCATAAATCGCTGAGTATGTGGCTACATCACGCATAAATGCATCAAATGTTCTGCCATCTAGATCAGCATCCATTAAAAAAGGATCTAATCCAGGATCTGTTGCAATACTTCCATATTGTCTAATTGGTGGTTTTCTGAATAAAAATGAATTGTATGTTTCAACAACTGATTTACAATGATTGTCTAGTGGTGTAGATTTTATTCTTGTCGTATAATCATCAGCAGATTCTAATATATATTTTGTTAGATATTCGCCCTGTCTGTAATCATTACCACCATTAAAACTATCAGAGAAATATGTCCATCTTTTAATATTTGTTTTCCAGTCATTATGTACTGGTATACCAAAATACTCTAATCTATATTCGACGTCAAATGCATCGTATATTTTTGCCATAGTGCTTCCTCTATTTTACTTTCATTCCCCAGGTTTGAGATACATTAGTATTTATACTGTTTCTCGTTACAGGGTATATAAATTCTACCATATAACCAAGTGCATCTGCCATGTGTTCAAGTCCGTTGTTTTCCGGTACACTCGTTCCTGGTTTGTATATTTGTCTTTCTAAAGTTTTAATAATGTTTTTACAACGAGGATGAAAACGTAATCTTATATCACCACTTGTAGAATGTAAAGCACTATTAACACTATTGATTCTATCTCTTATTGCTGGGTGTTGATGTCTCATTTTGATTTCAAAACCAGCATTAACGAGAATACTTAAATCTGTTTTTCCACCTGCACTTGTCTTTCTTTGTTTACTTGCAGGATCAGGGTACACTATTATTTTTTTACCTTTATATCTATTTTTGATCTCTTGTACCATTTCATCAGTATTACTACCATATATAGATATATCATCAATACAATATAAACCTGCATCATTTCTTATGGCAACAACTGCACTCATAGGATCAATATTAAAATCCATACCAACATATATTATAGATGAATCTGCATCATCATCCTTTAGTATATTTCTATTGACATTGAAGTTATAATAGATTATACCGCTATATGTTTCAAATTTTGCTTCATACTCTTGTCGAAATGTACGTTCGTCAAGATCTTGACGTGCTTGTTCTATTTCTTCTGCAGGTACTTGACCACCATCAATAGTTGTATATTGCCAGCTACGCCAATTTTTGTCTTCTCTTTCCTTTTTGTATAAATCATATGCCCAATTGCTTATACCCTTTGGTGTACCAGTGAATAGCACATTACCACCTGTATCTGATAATGTAGGACGCAATACTTCAAACCATGCCTTCTCATCTATATCGGCAAATTCATCTAAGACTAGAAAGTCTAGACCTACACCTCTTAGGCTGTCGCTGTTGTCTGCACCTTTCAATGATATAGTACTTCCATTAATCAATTGTATAGAAAGATCACTTTCGTTGATACGTTTTACCCAATTTAGATTACGTAATTTATCTTTTAGCTTCAACCAAACAATTTGTTTAGCTTGTCTATATGAAGGTGCAACATACCAACATGTTTTGTTGGGCTTAGAGGCTGCCTTGGATAATTCTCTTATTGATAAATGTGTCTTACCAAACCTACGACCGCTGACTAATACACGAAACCTGTGTGTATCATTTGCTACTTCTTTTTGTGCTTGACTTAATGGCATTAATCTTCATCATCAGACCACGGTAAAACAATGTCATTAGAATTAAATTGTGGATCGTCAGTTTGTTTTAGATATTGTTTACCTAACCAAATAAGCATACGCGTATCACCCTGCATTGCTTTTTCAAACTGCATAATTCTTAATGCTTCTCTTCCTGAGGCTCTATTTTTATCAACTATCGGCATGTAGTTTCTTTTTAGTTTTTCAAGTGAAAGACCAAATTTATCTGCTAGTTCTTGGTCAGTTGCCTGATATCTTGCCGATTCTGCTAACTTACTCAAATTAATCTTGTAAGGATTTTTTGGATCTGCCTCTCTCTGCTCTTCTGTATTTAATATTTCTTCACTCATTATAGGTATATATCCTCTACTTTAACTCTAAAATTTCTCACAACTGTTCTTCCATTTGTTGTTGTCATAGTACATTTTACATTATAGATATTACCTGCTGTACCACCTGAGATATTGACAGTAGTACTTGTTGAGGTGTTTGATGTTGCAGCGCCACCA